GAAGAAGCCATTCAGGTTTTCGGGCTAAAAGCCCTCCCTAAGAAGATGGCGGACCAAGGCAGTCTCTCAGTCAAGTAGGCGCTAAGGATGGGCATTACATGGAGGTCCGTACCGGGCGGACCACAACAAACCCCATCACGCTCTTACCACCCCAGAATGGGAATCACGATGCTGCTAACCGGCAGCTGAAGGTTCCATCGTCGCCAAAATTTCGTACCCTAAGGTATGGCATAATGTCCCAACAGCTTTTGTCACACACCAATCCCGTTCCGGCGATTCTTGACCTTACCCTTCAAACAGGGTCCGCCCACGACACTCCTTTCGGTACCCCTACTTAGTGATGTCGCCATCACTAGCGCTTCAACGGCGGAATCGGCGCTACTTACCGGTTCGCACCAAAGACCAACTGGGGGCAGAGACTAGCCATATCCATGACATCATCGCCAACCACCACCCACGTGTGCAGGCTCGGGCTACAGATAGCCAAAACCAACGACTCCGTCGACACTCGACAAACCTAACAAGGCTCACTCGAAAATGAATCGGTACACATCGGTGATTTCTTCCAGGGCAGTGCCGGTGGTAACAACACCGACCCCCAAAAGCCAATCCTCGAAGTTGCGCTGTTGAGTTGGAGTAACACCATAAGCCAACTCAAAGCTATGTCGCGATTCATCATCAGGCTCGCCAACGTTAACCTCAACCAGGTCATCAACAGGCACTCCAAGAACCATATAGTCCCTAAGACCATGCATCCTAGGGTTAGATATGGACTCCGTGCGTGCAAGTAGGTTTCGGGTATACGCCCATAGTATGGGTACACCATCAGCCAAGAACCCTTCACAAAGGGCTACACCACGGATAAACTCCGCAGCATAGCGTGGTTCGCGAAGATGATGGTGAGAGGACGCACTATGGCTAACGACCTTTGTCCAATCACGCACCATTTTCCAACCACCGTTCACTCTGACCGGTGCACTCTGTCCAAACCGTACCTCCTCAACGACGCCTGTGGGACGTTCAAGGGTCATCTCATGACCTGAAATCTCGGTAGCCCTGGCCGCAAACTCGACATAGACCTCATGGCAGCGGGAGCGGGGTAAGAAGAGAAGAGCATTGTCGCCGTCAACGAGTGTGTCCCAACGAATCCCGCCGAATCCAGACATCACCCCCATGACGACAGCCAACATGACCAAGGTGTTACCCATGCCCGTGTTGAAATCTCCACTTGCCCTGCCACCACGACGACTGAATCTACAGCCATTGCTAGTGACACCAAAATTCCGCAGCTGCTTGGCCAAAACGCGCATCAAATCCCCGTCACCTGGGTATGCTGCCGAATAGACCGAGTGTTCTTGAAGCAACTGCCACTCGTCCACATGCGCCTCAAAGGCACGCCCATCCACCTCAAACACCACGCAATCCCCTATCTCACGCATTTTGCGCACTATAAGGTTTGCCCGCTGGACCTGGTTAAGGCCCTTTGCCACAACCCTGGAGTTACCGACACCGGAGACCACCCCTGACTTTAAGTTTCCCCAAAGCCAGTGCTCGAAAGGTTTCAGCCAAGAAGCAACGACCAGATTGTACCTAGGTGATCTCGGAAAAATCATCCTAGGCTTCGCCAAACCATCTGGTCTCCTCTTCTCAGCCTTCAGAAAAGCCCTCAACTTGTAATCCGACGAGCGCAACGGACCATCAAGCATCAAAGAAGCCTCTGCCTCAAGGTATCTACGGCGAAGTAAACCCGTGTAAGAATTCGCCGTCTCCAGGTAGTCCCATCTTGACCCGCCATATCGCTTGGCAACCATCCTAAGACGCCCGAAAGCTCTCAAGACAGGTCGGCGGCCAAGCTCAGCCGAGCCGGGTGTGGGACCGAGAGATCGCATCAATAAGGCAGCGACCTCGTTGTGCCAACAATTTGCGTGTACCGCCGGTACCCAAGTACCAGGCACGGCAGAGACGCAGGAAGTTTGCATAAGTCTCTTTGAGTCAAGACAGCATTTAGCACCATCAAAGGACAACTCAGCATTCTCTCGGATAGGTAAGCGAACCTCTCCAACACAATGCCCCTTTAACGATACCATGCTGGCCTAACCCAAAGTTGCAAGACTAGATGGTTCTCGCCGCCCTACGAACTCTGTTGCCACACGCTCCTGAGAGGATGTGCAGAGTCCTATCGCGACCGACGAGAAAAACCCCTGCTGGAAATCAATCCAGCGTAACTGCGACTTCTTGCACCACTCAAGTGCACGATGTCGTAGGGCCATCAGAGTTGCGTTGTTCCTAGGTCTAAAACCCGCGAAACTCGACAACTCTGCCACCAACGACGGAAAAATGGTGTGACAAGTACCATCTTTGAGTTCAACGTGCAGGAAAACCTCACGTCCGTCGTCTTCATCTTGCTTGGGCACGGTCCCTCCGCC